CAATTAATTAGAATACTGACGAGTATAGTCGACGGCCTAGAGACAGTATTCGGAAAACTAGGAGGATATAATTATGGCAAACACAACGTTTAATGGACCGGTACGTTCGGAAAAAGGTTTCCAAGTGGCAACCAAAAATACGACAACTGGTGCAGTAACAACTAGAATGAGTTCAGGCATGCCTGACTTAACTGGTTTATCAAAAGCAGATGTAGCAACAGGTGCTAGTTTAACATTAGCAGCAGACACTATATCAATCGTAAACTACACAGGTGCGGCTGCAGCAGGTTGCACATTACCTGCAGCAACAGCAGGAACAGTGGTTGTTTACATGCAAGCAGTTGACACAACTGGTGGAACTAACACCCTAACTTTTGATGCAGCTGGATCTGATGTTTGGGCTACTGGTTCAGTTATTGAATCAAGATCAGGTGGAGAAGCAGATATTGACGTTTCAGCAGCAAGTGAAACTCAATTAGTTTTTACAGCAGCTAACGCAACAACAAACTTGTTAACTGTTGGTGGACAAATTGCTTTCATTTGTTACGAAGACGGTACGTGGCACATCGCATCATCATTAGCTAGAGAAACAACTCAAACTACTGGTGCATTTGCATTTGCATCGTAATAAATAAATTAACTCGGGACGCCTGGTAATGCAGGCGTCCTTTAAAAGGAGGACAAAAACATGGCAGACACAGTATTAAATTCAACTGTATTTGATGGAACTAAAAAACTTATCACTCACTACAATGTAGTTTCTGATTCAAGTGGAGGCACAACTAAAATAGTTGAAGTTGCTAATTTACAATATTCTCGTGGTGGAACAGTAGGCTCAGCTTGTACTAAAGTTAGATTAGTTAAAATTAATTTTAACGTTTCTATAACAGCACCAGTAGACGCTATTAGATTAGCATGGGATGCTGACACAGACGTAGTGTTTCAAACACTAGCGGGTGAAATGGCTTTTGATTACACAACTTTCGGTGGATTAAAAAACACTGAAGCAACTGGATACACTGGAGATGTTAACTTAACATTACCAGCTTGTTCAAATGGAGACACCGGCACAGTAGTTTGTGAATGGATTAAAGTTTACGACTAGGAGGTTAGATGGCTAACACTACTTCTGGTACTGCTACATTCGGTAAAACTTTTTCTATTGATGAAATAATAGAAGAAGCTCACGAACGTATTGGCTTACAAAATGTAGCTGGGTATCAACTTAAAACAGCTAAAAGAACTCTAAATCTTTTATTTCAAGAATGGGGAAATAGGGGTATTCACTATTGGGAAATAGCGAGTACAAATATTGACCTTATTGAAGGGCAAGCTGAATATAAATTTTATAGATCCAGTGATGATGGCACAAGTGCTACTTCAACACCTTCTGGTATTTATGGAATGTCAGATGTTCTTGAAGGACAATTAAGGTCTAATAGAACTCAAACAACACAATCAGATAGTCCAATGACAAAAGTAGATAGATCTACTTATGCAGGTTTTTCAAACAAACTTTCTAAAGGGACACCAGCTCAATATTGGGTTCAAAGATTTATTGATTATGTAAGTGTCAGTGTTTATCCAACACCAGATTCTACAAATGCATCTAAAGATATGCATATCTATTATATAAAAAAAATTCAAGACGTTGGAGATTATACAAATGCGAGCGATGTTCCATTTAGATTTTTACCTTGTATGGTATCAGGATTAGCTTTTTATTTAGCACAAAAATATAAACCAGAATTAGTTCAAGCTATGAAATTATATTACGAAGATGAATTAGCAAGAGCATTAGCAGAGGATGGGTCAGCTTCAAGTACACATATTACACCTAAAGCTTATTACCCAGGTACATAATGGCAAAATATGCAACAGGTAAACACGCATTAGCAATTTCTGATAGATCAGGATTGCAATTTCCTTACAAAGAAATGGTAAGAGAATGGAATGGTGCGTTTGTTCACTACACAGAATACGAACCTAAACAACCACAGTTAGAACCAAAACCAATTTCTGGTGATGGCATTGCATTAAGAAATGTGAGAACTGATCGAACAGAGCCAGAAGTAACTGTAAGAATAATTGATGATGGTTTTGAAACTTATGCATCAGGATCTAGAATTTTAAATGTTACTGCTCCTGGACACGGATTAACTAATGGGACTACTTATAGATTTAGAGGTGCCCCAACTACTTCACCAGGAACAGGAACTGCATATGATCCAGTAACAGGGGTTAATGGTACATCTGTTTTTGCATATTCTGATCCACAACCTTTTGATGGAATTACTGGATCAAAAATTGCAAAAGCTGCAGGCTATGCAATTACAACAGGATTATATGTATCAGGAGCAAGAGTAAGCTCAGATTACGCAGTTCAAAATTTTTTTTATTTTACAGTTGATACAGATACTGCTACAAATGGAGGAGTTAAAGGAGGCGGGTATGGTTGTTCAATAGGACCCGTAACAATAGAAGCATGATTAAATTTTTAAAAAAATGGATTTGTAAAATTTTGTACATTAAACAATGTGCGTGTCCAGAAGAAATGGAGCTAACAATTCCAGTGCATGTAGAAAAACCAGAACACTGTGTTATTCACAGTAGATTTAGAAAAAGCTGTTTGCTTTGTCAGGAGATAGTTAAATAATGACAAGAGCTAAAAAAAATGTAAATGAGATGGCTTTACAGCTGGTAAAAGAAGAATTGAAAAGAACAAAAAAAAGATCCTTAACTAAAGGACAACTAAAAAAACTAGAAATAAAATTAAAAAAAATAGGTTATCTTAAAGGTGGGAGGGTAGAGAGAGTATAATGGCTGGATTAAGTTATAGTGGATTAGTTACACAAATTAGAAATTATACAGAAACAGATTCTAATGTTCTAACTACAGATATTTTAGAAAATATTATTTTAAATGCTCAATACAGGATTTTTAGAGATGTTCCAATTGACGCTGAAAGACAACAATCATTAGGAAATCTAGTAGCAGGACAGGAAACTATAAATACACCCGCAGGATGCTTATTTATTAGAGGTATACAAGTTTATAGCACTGCAGGATCTGAAACCACTGGAGCTAATAGATGGCTAGAAAAAAAAGACTATACTTATTTACAAGAGTATCAAGATATTACGGGCACATCTGCAGCTCAAGGGCAACCTAAATATTATGCTATGTACGGTGGGGCAACAGGAGATGCTGCGACTACATCTGGTAGAATAGCTTTTGCTCCGGTTCCTAATACAACTTACAGATTTAGAGTTCATTATAATAAAATGCCAACTACTTTAGCTTCAGATAATACAACTAATTATATCAGTCTAAACTTCCCAAATGGCCTTTTATATGCTTGCTTGGTAGAGACATATGGATTCTTAAAAGGTCCGATGGACATGTTGACACTATATGAAAATAAGTATAAAGAGGAAGTACAGAAGTTTGCTAACGAGCAAGTTGGTAGAAGACGAAGAGATGACTATACAGATGGTACTGTTCGTATTCCAATAAACTCAGCAAACCCTTAATAGGAGATAAAATATGGCAATTACATCAGCAATTTGTTCAAGTTTCAAACAAGAACTCTTACAAGGAAAACACAATTTTAGTTCTTCTAGTGGGGATACATTTAAAATAGCTTTATTCACTAGTTCTGCATCTTTAGGGGCTGCAACAACTGATTATTCAACTTCAAATGAAATTACAAATACGTCTGGCACAGCTTATACAGCTGGTGGTGCAACACTAACAAATTCTGGTGTGTCTTTATCTTCAACAACAGCTTTTACAGATTTTTCAGATGTATCATTTACTTCTGCTACATTTACGGCAAATGGTGCAATGATATATAATACAACAACTGGGACAGATACATCGACAACTGATGCGGTTGCTATTATAGCATTTGGTGCAGATAAAACAGTTTCATCTGGAACTTTCACAATTCAATTCCCAACAGCGGGAGCTACAACAGCTATCATTAGATTAGCATAAGGAGGTAAATCCTTATGGCATCAATTTGGGGTGGAGACAATCCTTCAGTACCATGGGGCGTTAACACTTGGCAATCTAATACAGTTTCTGTTTCTTTAACAGGTTTTTCTATAACTTCTGAATTAGGAGATGAATCAGCTTTTAACGTTGAAGGTTGGGGAAGACAACAATGGAACAACTCCGGTTGGGGAGTTGAATATTCTGTTGAACCGTCTGGTCAATCAATAACTTCATCACAAGGAACTGCAGAAGGGTCTCCTACTACAATAGCCTCACTTAATGGTTTGTCAACTAACGTTGATGCAACTTATCCTACAGTTTCGAATACTACACCTGTTAGTGTAACAGGATACTCTATAACTTCTTCTTTAGGAACAGCTAATGCAGAAAACTTAGCAGGTTGGGGAAGACAAGCTTGGGGTAATTCAGGTTGGGGTGTTCATTATTCTGTAGAACTATCTGGTCAATCAATAACTTCTTCTTTAGGAACAGCTACTGGTACAGCTATTGAAACAGTAGAATTATCAGGTCAGTCAATAACTTCATCAATTGGAGATATATCTCCTGCAGATGTTGTAGGAATTTCAACCGCTGGTGTAATAACTTCTACACTAGGAGATTTAGCTAGTGTTGGAACATTAGTTGGTTGGGGAAGAAATGGCTGGGGCGAAGAATCATGGGGCGATTCTGTAAATAAAGTTATTCAACCCACAGGTCTTTCTGTAACTGCAAGTGTTGGATCTACAACTGTTGCAGATATGGTTGTTGGATTAACCGGTCAATCATTTACTGCTTCTGTTGGAACAATAAGTCCTGCAGATGTTATGGGATTAACTGGTGAAGAATTTGAAGCAAGCGTTGGATCATTAACTGCTGCGGATGTTGTAGGATTAACTGGTCAATCATTTACTGCTTCTGTTGGAGCAATTACACCAACAGATATGGCAATTGGTGTATCAGGTCAGTCAATAACTTCATCACAAGGAACCGCTACAGTTACATCAAACCCTATAGTACTACCTACTGGTCTTTCTACAACTGCTTCTGTTGGAGCAATAAGTCCTGCGGATGTCATGGGATTAACAGGAGTTTCTGCAAGCTTCTCTATTGGAGCGATAGCACCAGCTGATCAAATAATGGGATTAACTGGAATAACAACAACTTCTCATTTAGGAAGTGTTACAACAATTCCAATTTATGGACCTGTTGACACGGGATCAAATACATCTTATAGTAATGTATCAACAGGATCGAATAATAGTTATTCTGATAAAGGAACCGGATCAAATACATCGTACAGCGATAAATCTACTGGTTCAAATAACTCTTATTCCGATGTTGCAACTGGATCAAATACAAGTTATAGTGACGTCGCATAGGAGATAAAATATGGCATCAACATACACACCTCTAGGTATAGAGAAACAAGCAACTGGTGAAAATGCCGGTACTTGGGGTACGAAGACAAATACAAATTTAGAAATTATTGAGCAACTAGCTGGTGGATATACTACTCAAGCGGTCTCTGATTCTGGAGACACAACTCTTTCAGTTTCGGATGGATCAACTGGTGCAACTCTTGCACACAGAGTTATAGAATTTACAGGAACACTTACAGCATCTAGAAACGTTACAATTCCTTTAGATGTTCAACAACTTTATTTAGTTAAGAATGGAACTTCTGGATCTCAGAACGTAGTTTTAAAATATGTAACTGGAACAGGTACAAGTTCTACGATTGCAAGTGGTAAAACTCAATTAGCTTATGCAAAAGCAGATGATGGAACTAACCCAAATATTACTACAGTTGAGTTTGGAGGAGACGTTGTTGATGATACTTCACCTCAATTAGGTGGTGATTTAGATGTAAATGGAAATGATATTGTTTCAACTTCAAATGCAGATATTGATATAATTCCAAATGGAACTGGAGATGTAAATCTTGGGGCAGATACAGTTCAAATTGGTGATAATAACGCTAATGCAACATTAACAACTCAGGGAACCGGAGATTTAACATTAAACACAAATAATGGCACTAATTCTGGTTCAATTGTTATAGCTGATGGAGCAAATGGGGATATAACAACAGCACCAAATGGTACTGGTACTGTTAAATTAACAAATAATGCTGGTACAAACCAAAGTACACAGCTTGTAACAACTGATGGAAAAGGTATTGTACTTTCCATGATTTTCGGATAAAAAAGAATAGGAGTATAAAAAATGGCAACACCAAATCTTGTAAACGTCGCAACAATATCACCTAAAAATGCAATGGGATCTTTAGGGGATACTAACAGAACAACTATGATAGACGTTGCTGCAGAATCTGCAGTAAGAATAGACACAATTTTAATTTCAAATGATGATGGAACTAATGCATGTGATGCAACAGTAGAAATCAGTAATGATAACGGTTCAACATATTATAAAATTGCAAGTACAATTTCTGTACCTGCTGATTCAACATTAAGTTTAATTGATACACCAATTTATTTAGATGAAACAGATTTAATCGCGATCACAGCTGGCACTGCCAGTGATTTAGATTATCATGTTTCATATGTTGAATTGATAGATTAATTTTAATAAGGAGGAAAGATAATTTATGCCTAAAATAATTAAACCATCAAAAGGAGATTTTACATTAACTGATTTATCTGTTGATTCTAGCGGAAGAGTTTACTCTGCTTCTTCAGGATCTGCGGGTGGAAATTACATTTCAGCTTCTGGTGGTGATGAAACTTTAACGATTGGTGATTACAAAATTCACGTTTTTAAATCCTCAGCAACTCTTACAGTAAACGCAGTAGGTTCCGGAGCTCCGGAAAGTGCTGGTGTTGATTATGTAGTTGTTGGTGGTGGCGGCGGTGCGGGTAATTCTGGAAATTTAGGATTTGCTGGCGGAGGCGGCGGAGGCGGATATAGAGCTTCCGGTTTTGCTTTCCCTGATCCCTTAGCTTCTGGAGCTTTACTCCCTGTTTCTGCAAGTCCAGGATCATATCCAATAACAGTTGGAGCTGCTGGTGGTACTTCAACTTTTTCAAATATTACATCTGCTGGTGGTGGAAATGGAAATTCAAATGGCGCTGGTAGTGCTGGTGCCTCTGGAGGCGGTGCAGGAAGATTGCCTCCTCATGCTGGCGGTGCAGGAAATACACCTCCTGTTAGTCCCCCTCAAGGAACTAATGGAGCCCCTAACGGTGGTGGTGGAGCTATGTGTACAGGTCCAATGACTATAGGAATATCTGGCGTTGGTGCTGGTCAAGGAATTTTATGTCAAATAGCTGGTGGAGGACCAGCAGCAATTTGTACTCCTACAAATGCAGGAGACGGTGGTGGAGCTTTTTTTTCTGCTGGCGGTGGCGGCGGTGGTCCAGGAGCACTAGGTGGTCAATGTGTCGGCGGTGGTATGGTTCGAAGTGGAGGATCTTATGCCGGTGGAGATGGTATAGAAAATTCAGGATCAGGTGGTGCAGGAACACACGGTCCAACAAACCCTGCAGGAACTGGTGCAGCCGGAATTGTTATGATAAGGTATAGGTACCAATAATTATGGCTACGTTTTGCAAATTAGATGAAAACAACATTGTTATAGGTGTAGAAAAAGTTGCTGATAAAAACTGTTTAGATGAAAACGGAAATGAATCAGAAGCTGTTGGAATTGCATTTTTACAAAGTGTTCATGGTGGTGGAACTTACGTACAAACATCTGTAAAGACAAAAAAAGGAAAACATTTTACTTCTAATACATATGAAACTAAACTTTCCGAGACTCAAGAAAAAGCTTTTAGAGGAAATTATGGTGAAGTAGGATCATTTTATGATTCTGCAACAGAAACTTTTAGACCCCCAAAACCATTTTCTGGTGATAACATTGAAAGTACAAGTTGGGTGTGGAATCAGTCCAAAAACTATTGGGAAGCACCTATTGCATGCCCAGATGAAAATGATCACTGGCTTTGGTTTGAAGCCGATCAAAAATGGAAATATGTTACTGAAGAAAACGTCATATTAGACGAAAAACCTTCGGTATAGTTGACAGTTTTTTAAGTATGTTGTAAAACATACTTTGTATACAGTATGAATAAAATAAAACTTATAGAAAGTAATTTATATACGGGAGAGATTCCTTTACATACTACAAATGTACGACAGGGTTATATTCATCAATTTATAGTAGAAAGATTTGAATTAAATGATTCAAATAAAATCTTTGCCCCTGAAGAAGGAATGTTAATTCCTTACGAAATAGAAATTGATAAAGTTTTTAAATATATTTCAAGTCAATTACACCTTAAAGAAAAATTATTTGTTTCGGCTTTAGAAGGCCCTAGAGTCATGTACCATCAAAAGGGACAGGGTACTCTTAAATTAAAAGACATGAATTCAGTTAATATTCAAAATGGTCCAGAGTTTACTCTACTTTACATATCTTGTTTAGCAGAAAGCGATATAGAATCAAAAGACAGGTTAATTATAGAATGCCCAGATAATAAAGCCCTGGATAAAAAATGGACTCATGAAATAAAAAATAATGAGTGGTTTGTATTCAATAGTAATTTAGAGTATTATTTTACTCCAGCTACTAATCAAAGATCTATTGTAAAATATAGATTAGGTAGATAAATGTTTAGTAAAAATAATTTCTGGTGTATACCCGATGCTTTTTCAAAATCTTTTTGTAACGAGGTTATAGCTTTTGGTATGGCTACCAATAAACTTATGGCAACAACCGGAGAATTTAGTGAATATGCATCAAATAAAGAATGGACTAAGGAAAAAATAAAAAAACAAAAAGAAATGAGAGACTCTACTGTTTCTTTTTTAGATGAACCGTGGATAAGTGTTGAAATAATAACTGCTATTATGGAAGGAAATAAACAGGCAGCATGGAACTTTGATCTAGATATGTTAGAGAAAATACAATTTACTATGTATAATAGTAATCAACACTACACTTGGCATACGGATTCTGATCCTGAAAGTGATAATTATTTTGGAAAAAGAAAACTGTCTTTTACTATACAGCTGTCAGATCCAGAAGAATATAGCGGAGGTCAGCTTTTAATTTACAATTCTAACCCTAAACAAAAAGAAAGTCCTTTTGATAAAAATGAAAGTATTTTATTTTCTGATAAATCTCTTAAAAAAGGAACGCTTACTCTTTTTCCTTCGTTTTTGTGGCATAAAGTAACCCCCGTTATTAGAGGCCAAAGACTTTCTTTGGTAGGATGGTGTCAAGGACCAAAATTTAAATGAAAAAAACATTTAAAAAAAATAACTACTCCCTTATAAAAAGTGCAATAAGCAGAGAGTTAGCTATTTTCTTATACAATTATTTTATTGTAAAAAGACAAGTGGCAGTTGTCGCTAAAAAAGAAAGATTTGTTTCTCCTTATGAAAATTGGAGAATTGGTAGATTTGGAGATCCGCAGGTTCAAAATAACCCAAAAACTTTTTGTATATATGGAACTCCTACCTTTGATACTTTATTATTATTAGTACAACCTATTCTTGAAAAAGAAACTGGTTTAAAATTACTCCCTACATATTCTTATGCTAGACTTTATACAAAGTGGGATGTTTTAAAAAGACATAAAGATAGACCTGAGTGTGCCTTTTCTACTACTTTAAATTTAGGAGGAGATGAGTGGCCAATATTTTTAGAACCAAAAAAAAATATAGGACGACCAGGTGAAAACGGCGCTACTATGGAAACCACTAACAAAGGCGTTAAAATAAATTTAACACCAGGAGATCTATTAGTTTATCGTGGAGATATTTTAGAACATTGGAGAGAGCCCTTTAATGGTAATGAATGTGGGCAAGTCTTTTTACATTTTGTCGAAGCGACTGCACTTAATAAAAAACTCTTATACGATGGCAGACAATGTTTAGGGGTATGGGAAAGGCCCGGCGATATTCCTTTTACAGAAGGGTTATAGATATGTTAGAAATAATTGAAAACTTTTTACCTATTGATCAAGTAAAGGACTTAAATAAAGTAGTACGTTCTTCTTATTTTCCTTACTTCTATGAAGATGAAGTATCAGAAGAAAGAAAAGAAACTCAATTTTTTTTTGCTCATCATCTTTATATAGAGGGTAGAAAATCTAGTAACTTCTTTGGTATAGCAGATGTTATTTTTAATAAAATAAAAACGATGCCTGAGTTTAGCCAATTAAATAACCATCTTTATCAGCTTGCTTTACATAGAGCTAAAGTTAATTGCTATCCTAGACAGCCAGAAAATTTAAAAGGTTTTAAACATACAGATCAAGAATTTAAACATGTAGCCGCCCTTTACTCTATAAACACATGTAACGGAGGAACTATTTTTCATAAAGAAGAGCCTTTATTTGTCCCAGCTAAAGAAAATACCCTGATAGTTTTTTCAGGAGATATCCCTCATCAACCTGTCTTTCAAACAGATACAAAATTAAAGTTAAATGTAAATTTTAATTTAATATCTGGAGACATATCAAAAAAAAATTAATGAAAGAATACAAACTAAAGAAAGAAACTTTTATGGGGGGATGGTTTATTAACCCTAAACTTTGTGATGATTTAATTAAATTCTATAATCAAACACCAGATTTTTGGAAACATAAAGGGGCGCTTTACACTTTGAATAAAGGAGGAGAGAATAGTGATCAAAATAAAAAAAAATCTACAGACTTAACTGTAAGGCCACAATTCGGAGAGCCTTTCATTACTTATGAAAAAGAACTTTTGAAATGTTTACAAGAATATCAAAAAAAATATTACGTCGGAATTTATACAGGTTTAGATCAAATAGGCTTGGTTAAGGAATATAACGTTCAGTATTATAAACCTAAAGAAGGGTTCTTTCACGAGCATTGTGAAAGAGGATCATATCATTGTGCTGATAGAGTTTTGGTATTTATGACTTATTTAAATGACGTTGAAGATGGAGGCACTAATTTTTCATATCAAAAAGTAACGACCCCTGCTAAAAAAGGTTTAACACTAATATGGCCAGCAGAATGGACACATATGCATAGAGGGCAGATTTCAGAAAAGTATGAAAAATATATTGTAACAGGGTGGCTTCATTTTGTTCCTCCAAAGGATATAAAATAAAGCAAAAGTTTTCCTCTAGAATTATCTAATAAAGTGTAGTAAACAGTTTTAGTTCGCCTTGATTATGGCTATTTTTATAATATAATATGTGATAGAAGGGTTATATGCTACAAAAAATAGGATTTCAGCCAGGTATAAATAAACAGATAACACCAACAACCGCCGAAGGCCAATGGGTTAACTGCGATAATGTTAGGTTTAGATATAATTCTCCTGAGAAAATAGGAGGATGGAATCAGCTAGGCGGATCGGGATCAAACGAATTAACAGGTGCAGGAAGAGGGCTTCACCATTTTATAAATAGTGGAGCTAGAAAATATTCTATTATTGGTACAAACAGAATTTTATACGCATATTCAGGGGGAGTCTTTTATGACATTCACCCTATTAAAAGCACTACAACTTTAACGAGTGCTTTTAGTACAACCAATGGATCACCAACTGTTACAATAACTTTCAGCACTTCTCACAATATAAATCCTCAAGATATAATTTTATTAGATAATTTTAGTACAATTACTGGATCTAACTTTGGAGCTAGTGATTTTGACGATATAAAATTTATGGTAACAACTGTCCCTACGGCTACTACTTTAACAATTACAATGCCTTCAAATGAATCAGGTTCTGGTGCAACAACATCAGGAGGAATTAGAGTACAGCATTATTATCCTGTAGGACCAGCAGTGCAAGCAAAAGGTTTTGGTTGGGGTCTTGGATCTTGGGGTGGAGAAGATACCTCAGCATTAACAACTACTTTAAATGGTGCATTATTAAATGATACTGCAGGAACAGGTGGATCAGGGACTTCTATAACTTTAACAGACGCTTCACAGTTTCCAAGTTCAGGGACTAATTATATTCAGGTAGGAACAGAAGAAATATCTTACACAGGTGTTTCTGGAAATAATTTAACAGGTATTACTAGAGCAGTAAGAAACTCTACAAGAGCTGCTCATAGTGATGGTGCAACCGTTACAAACTCTTCAGATTATGTTGCGTGGGGAGAAGCAGCATCAGGAGACTTAGTATTAGAACCAGGCATGTGGTCATTAGATAATTTTGGTGATAAAGCTATTTGTTTAATTCATGACAGTGCATGTTTTGAATGGGATTCAAGTTTATCAAATGCAAACGAAACAAGAGCTACAATTATATCTGGTGCGCCAACTGCATCAAGACATATGGTTGTATCGACACCGGATCGTCACTTAGTATTTTTTGGAACAGAAACTACAATAGGGGATACGAGTACTCAGGATGATATGTTTATTAGATTCTCGGACCAAGAAGATATAAATACATACACACCTACAGCAACCAATACCGCTGGTACACAAAGACTGGCCGATGGATCACAGATCAGAGGAGCAATCAGAGGTCGTGATGCAATTTATGTTTGGACTGATACAGCTTTATTTACACAACGTTTTGTTGGTCAACCTTTTACTTTTGCATTCGCACAAGTTGGAACCAACTGTGGATTAACAGGTCAGAATGCATGTATTGAAGTTGATGGTGCTGCATACTGGATGTCAGAGAATGGTTTCTTTAGATATGCTGGTAAGCTAGAATCACTACATTGTTTAGTAGAGGATTATGTTTATGACGATATAAATTTAGACTCTGGTAACCAAATGATATCTGCAGGTTTAAATAATTTATTTGGAGAAATAATTTGGTTTTATCCAACCTCTACATCTTCTGTTGTAAACAGAATGGTTGCATATAATTATTTTGACTCTTCTCCTCAAAGACCTGTTTGGACTATTGGATCTTTAGCTAGAACAATGTGGAGAGACTCTGCTGTGTTTGGTTTACCCCATGCATTATCTTATGATGCAGACACCGATACATCTTTTGATGTAAAAGGAAACACAGAAGGTAGAACTTCATACTATGAACATGAAACAGGAACTGATCAAAATAAAAATGGAACGATTACAGCTATAACAGCTAGTATTGAATCAGGAGATTTTGATATTACACAGAGACTAGCTCAAGGACAAACATCAGGTACTTCAGACTTTAGAGGAGACGGTGAATACTTAATGAAGATAAGAAGGTTTGTTCCAGATTTTATATCTCAAACAGGGAACACACAGATTACTTTACAATTAAGAGATTATCCAAATGATTCTCAAACTAGCTCATCATTAGGACCTTTTACAATTACTTCATCTACAAAAAAGGTTGATACAAGAGCTAGGGCTAGAGCAATTGCATTAAAAGTAGCAAATACTTCGACTTCTCAAAATTGGAAGTTAGGAACATTTAGATTAGACACACAACCGGACGGAAGAAGATAATGGCAAAAATAGTACAGGTATTAACAAGACCAGCAAAACAATATGATTTATCAACTGCAGAAGCACAAGTTAGAGATCTTGATGCAATTGTAGAAAAATTAAATACAACGTTTCAAGAAGAACTAAAACAAGAGGTAGAAGCATTTAACTTCTTTTTACAATAATGGCTAATAGTTTTATAAATAAAAAAGCAGATTTAACGACAACAGATCTTACCACATTATATACTGTGCCTAATTTTAAAACGGCTGTTGTTAAATCATTGTTAGTATCCGAGGATGCTGGATCAGGAACTACAATTACTGTAACATTGGTTAATTCTAGTGGAACTATATTTAGTTTATTTAAAACCAAATCTATTGCATCAAATGCTACAACAGAACTTTTAACTCAGCCTCTAGTAATGGAGGAAAGTGAAGTACTAAAAGTACAAGCCGCTGACGCGAATGAGCTGCACGTCATAGCTTCAATATTAGAAATACAGCCAAGAGAGGTAGTAACATAATGAAGGACTTACCGGTTTTTAAACCAGATAAGATAATAACAACAATATCAAACCTAAAAACAGGGGAAATATATAAGGATGAAAGCGACTGGAAGGCTAAAGGAATAGCCGAGTCAGACATCAAAAGAGATGTAAAAGTTATCATGCCAAGCCTTGATCTTTTAGGAAAAACAAAATAAAAGAGATAGATGGCCATTACAAATTCACAACAGTTTAAACAACTACTAGCTTACGGTGGAAGAACAAGAGCAGCTTTCGGTGGTATTATGGATAGTGCAACTGGAAGAAAAGGATATTTAAGGGGAAGTTTTAAAAGGCTTACAAGCATTCCAAAGAAAATTACTAGAGCAGTTAAGAAAGTTGCTAAAAGTCCAATTGGAAAATTAGCTTTAATGTATGCCGCAGGAACTTACCTAGGTGGTACGCAAGCATTTGGTGGAACAGGAAAAATGACTTTTGCTGAAAGATTAAGAGATCCTAAACTTTTAGCTAATTTAGGAAATCCTTTTAGAACAGGAATTGGAAGTGGTGAACAAATAGGTATGAAATTTCCAGGTTTTGGCGGTTCTAAAGAATCAAGCTCCTATCTTCTTCAAGATGATAGTTTTAAAAAAGAAGCACTAGGAGATCTGTCACGGGTTCAAGGGGCGGAAGAAGAACTATTAGATCTTAGGAATTTAACAGGGGGCGCTGAACAAAAAGCAATGAATTTAAAATTACCAGGAAACAGAGATTTATTTAAAACAGCAGCCGCGATTGGAATACCTGCAATAACGGCAGGTGTAATGACAGCAGATCAACCAGTACTAGAGTTTGATGAAGACGAAACTGCTTATGGAGGTGAAGATTTAGATGTAGATATAGAAGCTATAAGAGCTGATCCTAGAAAATATTTATCACCAAGATTTGCGGCTGAAGGCGGAATAATGCGTACAAGGTATGCTGGTGGAATGGATGAAAAATTAATTGAAATAAAAAAGATTTATGATGAGTATGTAAAAAATGGAGGCACTCTTTCATTTGAACAGTTTGCTGCAGCTTATGCAGAAGAGAACTTTGCTCAAGGCGGAAGAGTAGCGGCTCAAGAAGGCGGTTTAATGGACCTTGGAGGCATGGAAAAAGACTACAGAGAAGAAGGTGGTTTTGTACCAATAGGTAAAGAAGAAAAAGCTGATGACGTTCCAGCTAGATTAAGCAAAAATGAATTTGTATTTACAGCAGATGCTGTAAGAGCAGCAGGCGGAGGAGACATTGACGCTGGTGCAGAAGTCATGTATAACGTAATGAAAAACCTCGAAGCCGGAGGTGAAGTATCAGAAGAAACGCAAGGCTTAGAAGGCGCTAGAGAAATGTTTCAAACATCACAAAGATTAGAGGAAGTTATATAATGGCTGTAACAGAACAAAGAACATTACCCGCACAATTCGTAGAAACTTTAGGCAAGGATCTTGCAACACAGATCACGGGCCAAAGTGGTATACCTATGGTATCAACAGGTATTGCTGGTATTTCACAGCAGCCTGGTGAAACAGCTGCAGCATTTAAAGCAAGACAAGACGCAGCTCAAGCATTTACAACAAGACAACAAAGTTTATCAGGACTTGCACCACAAGTTGCTGGTCAAGACGCATTACAAACTCAAGCACAAACATTAGCACAACAAGGAATTGGTTCTTATGCTCCTTATGTAACAGCAGCAGGAACACAAGCATCATTGGCTTCTGGATTAGGAACCCAGGCCCTTGGAACATTATCAGGAATTTCAACAGGAGCTCCGACTACTCAACAAGTAACGGACTTCATGTCCCCATACCAATCACAAGTTATAGATGCATCTCTTGCAGAATTTGATCGTAACAAACAAATTCAAGAACAACAAATAAGAGATCAACAAACCGCTTTGGGTGCGCTCGGCAGTGGTCGAGCGGGAGTGCAACTCGCAGAGTTTGGCACAGGGGCAGCGAGAGAAAGGGCTTTACTACAAGCAGGACTATTAAACCAAGGTTATGGTCAAGCTATGCAGGCAAGGCAACAAGACATCGCAAATAGGTTTGGTATATCACAAGCAGAACAAGGTTTAGGATCATTTCAAGCTGGACTAGGACAACAACAAGCAGGTCTAGCATCACTCGTGCCTGGATTACAACAAGGAGATATTTCTACTTTAGGTCGACTGGGCGCGTTGAACCAGGCACAAACACAAGCAGGTCTTGATGCACAAAGAGAAGCAGCAAGAATGGCAGCTTACCAACCGCAAGAACAACTTGATAGATACGCTGCGCAAGTAACAGGATTAATGGGTGGATATCCAGGACAAGCTGTAACAACTAATGTACCTAACCCTACACCATTACAAACGGCACTAGGTGTTGGTACAACGTTAGCTGGTATTTATGGAGGATTAAGAAATCCAGGTAGTACAAACTTTGGAACAATGGCAGCGGCGGGAGCTAACAGAATAGTATAGGTTAACTATGAACAGAATTTTAAAAAGACCAATGTTTAGAATGGGAGGGTCTACAGGAACTGGAATAACTTCTGGTTTAGATAAACCTAAAAGAGGTTTAGTAGATGAACCAGGTGGTTATGCTGGAACTGATCCATTCGATAGAGCTAAAAAAGTTACTACAAGATATCTGCAAGATCCTCAGTTAAACCCACAAGGAGGAGGCGGATTTATGCCAGGATCATTATCCAACTTTTTAACATCTTTTGGTTTAGACATGTTATCTAGACCACCAACAGGAAACATATTTCAAACAGCTGCACAATCAGCTAAAGGACCTTTTGAAACTTACCAAGCTGCAAAACTAACAGAACAAGCAGATAGAAGAGACGCAGCAAGAGATGTATTCTCAGGAGCGTTAGCTTCTGAATACGATATTTTAGAACAACGAGAAAAAGGCAAGTACGGTGACATGAAAACACCAGAACTAGAAGCAAAACTAATTAGAGATGCTCAACAAAATATTTTTGATGCAACGGCAATAAAAGACAGCCCCGATTCTACTGAAGAAGAAATACTCGCTGCTGAACAAAAAATTAAAATTAATCAAAACGTTTTACAAAAAGAACTAGGTGTACCTGCAGAATACGCAGCTATTCTTGGCAATGCAGAGGTATTTGATTCTTATAAAGCAGATTATATAGAAACAGAAAACCAAAGAAGAGAAGATGAATATAAAGCTGAAAACCCAGATGCAACACCAGAAGAAATAGTTGCAAATGTTGAAGTTATTAATGTAAATTCCGCAGAAGCTTCGGATTTTACAATTGCAAAATTAAAACAAAAATATGGCTTTGCTTCTGGAGGTAGAGTCGGTTTAGCTTTTGGTAGTAAACCTGCAATGATGGAATCTGTTGTTGAAGCAGAACAAGAAACAGGTGAAGTTCAAGATTTATCTTTTACAGAACTAAGATCAAGACTACCAAGTGAAATATCAAATGACATAGTGCAGTTACTTGCAAACAGTAAAGAAGCTTTAATGGACTTTGCAAACATTAAAACGTCAGAAGATATAGCTCAATTTAATCAACAATATGATGTAAATTTGACGTTACCACAGGGGGCGTAAAATGGAACCCTTTAAGCCAAAAGACACTAGAATCACACTAGATAAAAACACTGTTGCAGAAACAATTCAAAAAACTCTTACAAAGAAAAAGAAACCAGTAAAATTTACTTGGAAAGGAGCAGCTAATTTTGCACAAGGTTTTCTCAACACCAATCCATTTAGTAGAATAAAACAATATAGACTTAAAGAACTAATGGAGGGAAGCCCTGCCAAAGAAAAAGATTATATTGATTTCTTTGAAGACATGGAGAAATCTTTTTATGGTGGTGCTCAGAATATACTCTATTCATTTGGAGATTTAGTTACAACAGGTATTGATGCAGCTAAAGACACTAACCTTACAGAAGCCTTAGATAAAGTTTATAAAGAAAATAAAATTAAAGATCCTGAAACATTATTAGGAACAGTTAATAAAGTTCTTATTGAATACGGCGTACCTGGCGGAGCTGTATTTAAAATAATGAATAGAGCTAGGAAAATGTTCAGAGGTAAGAAAGCCTTAAATGCAGCAGCCGATGCAACAGGAACCGTGGCCAAAGGAACACAGATTGCAAAAAGAGCAGGCTATATGGCTGGAGCTTTTGGAGCTACAGATTTTTTAGTAGCAAGACCTGAAGTTGAAACTTTATTTTTAGATAAGGAGAGTGAAGAAGGTTTAGAGGGAAGAGATTTAGCTCTTACAAGATTTAGAAACAGATTAAGATTCGGAGCAGAAGGAACTCTTATTGGAGGAGGTTTTGTTTTATTAGGAAAACCTTTAGCAAAAATAGCAACAGTTGGTGCAAAGTATGGATTAATGAAACCAGCAGGTTATGCATTAAGAGGTGTTGATTTCTTAGCTGTAAGACCGGCAACTTATCTTGCTGCTAACATACCAGGTTCTGCTAAAGCAGGAAAATTAATTAGAAATGCAAGTAGTTATGTAATTGATAAATCTTTATCTACAGTTTTAGCTGGTAATCCTAAAAAACAATTACCCGCGTTTGATCAATGGAGAATGTTTTCTATAAAAAGTAGTGACCCATTACAGAAAAGATTAAAAAAATTAGATAATTTTTTAGCTGCATTTAGATCTTTAGGTAAATACACAGGGCTTGGTTTTCAATTAACATCAGAAGCAAAAAGAGAAATAAAAGCAAGATCAAGAACAATAGAAAAGTATTTAGAGTCTATTGAAGAAAAATCTTATAATTTAGCTAAAAGATTTGAAGGTCAATACAATACTGCAAGCACATCACCAGCAGGACAAGATTATTATTTAGATAGAGTTCTAGCTTACTTAAAAGGTCAACTTAAAAAATCTGATTTACCAAAAGAGCTACAAGAAACAGCAGAATTTCTTCAGAAAGAATTAGTAAATACTAAAAAAACATTTGCTGAGTTATTACCAGAAAATGAGTTAAAAGATTTTATGCTGAATAACCTAAAAACTTACATGAGAAAATCTTTTGCAACTTTTACTAATCCTGAGTACATGGCAGATCCAAAAATAAAACAAGCTGCTTCTAAATGGATTTTAGAAAATGTAGTTAAAAGAAATGCTGATATTAAAAAAGAAGCTATTAAAACTTTAAAAACTTCTAAGATGACAGATCAACAAGCTTTAAAAGAAATGGCTGACACCATGATGGAAAAAACATTAACACTTACAAAACAAGATGGTGCTGACCCTTTAAGAATACTACAACAAATATCAAAAGACACTTTAAGATCTGATAAACTAATTAAAACTGGTGAAGAATTACCAGATGTAATTAAAAAATTATTAGGAGAAGAAAATAATCTTAAATCTTCCGTATTACAAACAACATCTCATGCAATAACACAAGCTGTTAACAAAAGAACTTTGGATAGATTAGCAGATATTGGCGTAGCTGAAGGGTGGTTATTTAAAAATCAAGTCGCAGCGGACTCAAAGAAAGTGTTTGATGCTTCAAAAGTAGGAGATCTAAAAGGTCTTGGTTTATTAAAAAGTAACATAAGTAAACTTTATGCTAATGCAGATATGGCAGCTGCTTTAAAAGGAGTTCCTGGAACATTTGATAGCTGGATACAAAGTACTGTTTATAGAAACATTTTACAATTTAAAGTTGCAACTCAGTTTGGTAAAACAGTTTTATCTCCAGCAACACAAGTTAGAAACGTTACATCTGCTAGTATGTTTCCATTAGCTAATGGTCATATAGGTGGAAGAGCATCTGTAACTGATTCTTTAAAAATGGTAATGGACGATATCTTCGGTGCAGGAAAATTAATTAACGAAGAAAAGTTTATTAAAAATTTAGAAAACAAAATAAGGTTAGGAGTTATTGATGAAAACATTGTGGCTTCTGAATTAAAAGCAGTACTACAAGACATACGTGCCGGTGCTAAAGTAAAAAACTTAGATAGTTTACTTAACAAATTGTCTAATACAAAAATGTTAAAAACAGCTACTAGAATATATGCTGGAGGTGATAACCTTTGGAAATGGTATGGTCATGAATATGTAAAATCTCAAATGAAGGGGATGTATAGAACTGTAGATGATATTGCAAAATGGACACAAGAAATTACTGGAAGAAAATTTAACCCTATCAATACTTTTACTGGAGCTAAAAAAACATTTGATGAAGCAATAGATGAAGCAGCTGCATGGCAAATAAGAAATACTTATCCAACATACAGTAAGGTACCTCAATTTATTAAAGATCTAAGAAAACTACCATTTGGTAACTTTGTATCATTCCCGGCTGAAATGATTAGAACTACTCATAATATTGTAAGCTTAGGTATGAAAGAAGCAACTTCGTCTAATGCTAAATTAAGACAAGCTGGATATCGAAGATTATTAGGAGCTGCTGTAACACTAGGAGGAGCAGAAAAAGGCGCGAGTGAACTTGCTCAAAATTTAACTGGTGTAACTATGGACCAAGTAGAATCTTATAAGAGAAGTTTAGCTGCACCATGGAATTCAAGAGCAGCAATTCTTCCAATTAATAAATGGAAAGATGGAGTAGGTAAAGCTATTAACTTTTCATATTTTAGTCCATATGATGTTGTCACACAGCCAGTTAGAGCTGCAATTAAAACACTTCAAGAAGGCAATTTAAAACAACAAGATGTAGATGATGTTGTATTTAATTTATTTTTAGGAGCTGATGGGCCTGTAAGAAAATTGATAGATCCCTTTGTATCTGAGTCTATTGCACTTGAAAAAATATCTGATGTAATTCCTAGAGGATTAATCATCGGGGGAAGAGGAGGTGAAACTAAAACAGGAAGCAAAGTATATTCTGTTACTGATGACGGACCAACTGCATTTATGAAAAGTCTCGGACATATAATAAAAGGAGTTAAACCTACTGCTTTTGATACAGGTGGAAAACTAATCAAAGGAGTAGAGAAGGACGTTAAAAGAGGTGGTCAACCAGTAAACTTACAGGATGAGTTACTTGCATTATTTTCTGGTATTAGAATTATAAACGTAGATGTTCCACGAACTATGCAATACAAAGTTACAAATTATAATAAAGAATTTAAATCTGTAACAACTGCGGAAAAGTTTTTTGGTTTAGAAAACTTTCAACGAAGAGGACCTTTAGTTTTAGCAGATGAATTTAAAAACATTCAAGAAGAAACATATAGAGTTAATCAGGACTTTCATTTTATATTAAATGATGCTTTAGAAGTAGGAGTTCCTAAAAAAGAATTAGTAAAAATTTTAAGAAAAAGAGGAATACCATATGCAAAAGTTAAAAAATTAATTAACGGTAAAAATATTCCATACACAGGATATGACACACGTATGAAAAAAAGAGTTAATGAAGCTAAGATTCTTGCAAAAGAAAGAGGGGAAACTATTAATAAAGAATATTTTTATCCTAAGCGATTATTTAGAAACATTCTTAGAGAATACAAAGATAAAAATTTAAAAAAAGAAGAAGAGGCTCCATCAAGAATAGAGCAACTTAAAAAACGTTTAGGGGACAATAAACAATCTAGTATTAGACCGGTAGAAGAAATACAAACAGCAGAAGTAAAAACACCACCTTTAGCTAAGACACCGATGCCTGTTAAAATAGCAACAAATACAATGCAAAAAAATCCAATTACAAACTTGACACGTACTGAAACTGCCTTACTATCTCCAACAGAAAAAGTAATTGCGGGGAGAACTTAATGGCAAAAAACGCACTACAAAAAATAGAGGATCATGAAAAGCTTTGCAGAATTATGCAAAAGCAAACTCATGACAAGATAAATAAACTTGAACGTCAAATTAACCGTGTAGAAAGCATATTATTAGTGTCTACTGGAGCTTTGATATCTGGTATGGCTTATGTTATATTTGCTTTAATTATTAGATAAAAAAATTTTTCATGCAACTTTCAAAACATT